GTTCAGGGTGAACTTGCGGCTTGCCAGCGGTATTACTATCGAAGCACACCAGGAATCACAAATGGATTGTTTGCGACAGGTTCAGCATTAACAACAACCGATGCTCGATATGCTTGGAAACTTCCAGTTACAATGAGAATTATTCCTACTGCTGTTGATTATGCTGCCGCTGCTAAATTTAGAGTTACTGATGGCGTAAACGCTCCAGCATCTATCACCTCAATATCCCTTATTACTTCTGTTGCTTCACAAGATATTGTTCAAATATACACAGGTGGTAGTAGTGGATTAACAGCATTTAGACCTTACTATCTTGAAGCAACAGCAACTGACGCGTTCATTGGAGTAACAGCAGAATTATGACAATTAAAACAATTCAAATTGAAACTCCAGATGGAATACAAACCCACGCCATCATTGACCGAGGCAACAACGAGTTTACCTCAATGCTCAAGTCTACCTATGACGCACAGCAAGCGCAAGCGGTAACGCCAACACTTTAAGTACCACCAAGGGGGAAGTAAGTGAAAATAGCAATCTACACAATTGCGCTAAACGAAGAACAGTTCGTTCAGCGTTGGTATGACTCTGCCAAAGATGCGGACTTCTTGCTCATTGCCGACACTGGTTCGACAGATAAAACCGTTGAACTGGCAACCGCCCTTGGCATCAGCGTTATCAACATTGGCATTAGCCCGTGGCGCTTTGACGATGCCCGCAACGCATCCCTTGCCGCAATCCCACTTGACATTGACTACTGCATTGCTCTCGATATGGATGAGCAACTTCAACCAGGCTGGCGCAAGGAATTAGAGTCTTTGGAAGCCCAAGTTACTCGCCCAAGGTATAAATACACTTGGAGTTGGAACCCTGATGGCTCACCTGGCTTAGTTTATGGCGGGGATAAGATTCACGCCCGCAAGAATTACCGGTGGAAGCACCCTGTTCACGAAGTTTTGACTTGTAAAGCAAACGAAGTTCAAGCCTGGACAAAGCTAGAAATCCATCATCACCCTGATGATACAAAATCAAGGGGTCAGTATTTTGAACTGCTCGCCCAATCGGTGCTTGAAGATTCAACAGATGATAGAAATTGCTTTTACAACGCAAGAGAACTGTTCTTTCACAATAAATACACAGAGGCAATACAAGAGTTCAAACGCCATTTAGAGTTGCCAAAGGCAGTTTGGAAACCTGAACGGGCTGCCTCAATGCGCTATTTAGCCAAAATGGATGAATCCGAACGCGAATCTTGGCTACTTAAAGCCATCGCAGAATCGCCAGGCAGTCGAGAACCAAGGGTTGATCTCGCCCAACATTACTATTCAAAGGGCTTATGGCTAGATTCTTACGCCCACGCCCACGCCGCATTGAGAATAACGCAGCAACCACTAGAGTATCTTGTAGAGTCAGATGCTTGGGGATACCTGCCACACGATCTAATTGCGATTGCGTGCCACAACCTAGACAAACCAAAAGAGGCACTTGAACACGGTGAAAGGGCAGTAGCTTTAGCGCCGTGGATTGATAGGCTTAAAGAGAATGTTAAGTTTTACAAATTAAGCGCAAGCCAAGAACCGACAGAATAGGAAAACAAATGCTCCGGGGGGATATTCTTCAAGAGGCTTCACGCCTCACACACGGTGATCGAAATAAAAACTATGGTGACCCACTAACAAATCATCAACGCATTGCGGCGCTTTGGTCGGTGTATCTTGAAGCGCCAGTTACTCCCGCCCAAGCCGCGATTATGTTGGCGTTGGTCAAGGTTGCCAGGTTAATTGAGTCACCTGATCATTTAGATTCCTTCATTGATGGCGCCGCCTACTTCGCCATTGCCGGGGAGATTGCCCATCGTGAATAAGATTCTTTTTCTAGTTGCCTCACAAGGGCAACCTCAACAGGCGGCGGTATTGCAGGAGATGTTTAACCTGTTGCCTGATGATTATGACTTGTTGTTTATCCTAGATGCCAACAATTCAATGCGTAACGCTTATGATGATGCCGATGTCAGCTACATATTGGACAAGAACCGAACAGGTAATTTGTCCGACTCATTGCCAAGATATGTCAAACTATTTGCTGACACCTACGAACAGATTTTTGCTATAACAGAGATTTAGTGCGTTCACCGCACCCCCAAGAAAGAACCCCCAACAGCCGTTCCTGTTGGGGGTTCTTTCGCCTTTTAACTAGGCGTAATCTTTCAAGTAAGCAACAATCACTTCGCTGATGTTCTTGCCTTCGCTTTCAGCTTTTTCTTTGGCAGCACGCCAAAGTTCTTCATTGATTCGAATTGAGCGTTGCGGGGTAACCATTACAGACCACCCACACACTTGACGGCATCGCCCCAACAGTAACCTTCCGATGTCCACCAAAGGTTCTTTGCGATCTCAATTACTAACCAAACGCCTACGATGATCAAGGCAGTTCTAACTAAACGCCATTTGCGGGTCATTCTCATTTTACTGCTCCCAATTCTTTTAGAGTGTTGCGCATTTCAGATAACTTGATGATTGATTGGCAAAGTGCCAAATCTATTGTTTCAAAGGTGGCATTTTGTAAATCAAATCCTTCTTCAAGGGTTTGGCTTACTTCGGCAACGCCTGTTGTTAGGTCAAGGTAAAGCGATTTCATAGCAGACATTAGGCACCTATTTCTTGTTGAAATTGCTCATATTCGGCTTGAGGAACAACGCCCTTGTATTCGTTGCAGTTCAGGCAGATGCGATCAGCAACCTTGTTATCGCAAAAAATGCAGTAGTAAATTGTCATTATGCAACCGCCAATTCTTTGCAAGTTTCGCATCGTAGATTTTCGCCACCGAGAAGGTGAGTGTAGTAAGAATCCCAAGTGCCAAGTTCTGTCCAATAACTGATGCGCTTTGGGTTAGCAACAATTGCTGATTTCAAATAATGTCCTGCGTGATCTTTGCAGGTAACTTCGCCTGTTGTATCTTGAATCCAAAGTTGCGTAGTCATTATGCAACCGCCTTTTCGTTAGCAATTAAAGTTTTTGTTAATTGATCTTGGTAGTAACGATTTGCGCAATCAAGGCAAACAGTTACTTCAACAGAACCGCGAATTTGGTGAGCTAGAACATCAACTCTTGCTGCGCAGATTTGGCACTTTAACATTTAAATCCTTCTTCCTTTGGGGCCGTTCCCCATAAGAGAAAATTAGCATCTGTCGCGACAGGGTGTCAAGACACGCCCAAGCATTTTGGCAATTATTTTTGCCCTATTTCCAACCTGCTCCCGCCTGTTACCCACCCCACAAATACCCCTTAAACGGGTAGAATTGCCCCTATGACCACGATCGCGGCTTATCAGGGCAAAGGCTTTGCCATCCTTGGAGCTGACAGCCAAATCACCGATGGTGACAAACGCATCATTTCGCCTTCAACGCCCAAAATCGTAAAGGTTGGCAAGTACCTCTTAGGCGTATGTGGCGATGTGCGACCTGGCGATGTGCTTGCCTATAATTGGAAGCCGCCCCTATACGATGGCACAGACCCCGTGATGTTTATGGGTAAAAAGGTAATTCCGAGCATCATCAAGGCGTTCAAAGACAATGGCTACGATTACCAAAAAGAAGGCGCGAGCTTTGCCTACTTGCTTGCCTTTAATGGCAACATCTTTGAAATCGGCAATGATCTAGGAATCTCCCAATCGCAAGACTTCACCTACGGCATTGGGTCGGGCAGCCCCTACGCTATCAGCTACTTAACCTCAATGGCTGATGTTTACAGCGAAGCGGTAGGCGAAAGAATGAACATTGACACCGCCACCAACGCCATCAAAACTGCCCTAGTGCTTTCAGCTAAGTTTGATGTGAACACTTCGGCACCATTTCAGGTTGAGATTCAATTTAGCCGTTAGCGTGTCGCGATCAGGTTTATGGTGTAGCGTGTGTCACCCTTGACCTTGAACGGAAAGGAAAACGCCAAATGTTTTGGTTAGCTCTAGTTGTAATGATTATTTGCGTGATTTCAATTGTTGGCATTTTTGCCCGCAATGAAGGTGAGATTTAATGTCAAAAGCCAAAGCAAAGGGAACCTCAGCGGAAACAGCCGTTGTCAAATTCTTAATTGATAACGGTTTCCCCTACGCCGAAAGAAGGGCGCTTAATGGCGCACTTGATCTTGGCGATATAACAGGCACCCCTGCCTTGGCTTGGGAAGTTAAGAATCACAAAACATATAAGATTCCTGCTTGGTTAAAAGAAACCGAACAGGAAACCAAGAACGCTAAAGCAGACTTTGGCGTTTTAGTTGTAAAACCTAACGGCGTTGGTGTCACCAACACCGCGAATTGGTGGGCGATTATGTCGCTAGAACAAATTACCAATTTACTTCGAGAAGCAGGCTACGGAACTAGGAGATGAACTTTGACATTTTCAGCGATTCACCCAAGTTTACCGAAGCCCAATGTGCAAAAGTTGAGGATAAAGATTATTTTTTTCCAGATACGAAGCACGATGAGGCAGAACGCCTGCCCCGACTCAAGCAAATCTGCGGGAGTTGTATTCATAGAGAGGAATGTTTGGAGTACGCACTTGACAAGCGAATTGTTTACGGATTTTGGGGCGGGTACACAGCCGATCAACGGCAAAGTATTAACCGCAAAAGCCGGCGAACTGTAATATCTAAAAAAGCAATTATGATTCATCAGATGTTATGGGAAAACAAAAGCGCCAACGAAATTGCCATCACAGTTGAATGTTCGAGCCAATATGTTTACAAGGTTTCAGCACAACTTGCGAAGGCAGCTAGAGAAGGAGCAATCCAATCAAACCAAACACAAAAAGAGTCATTAACCGAATCGCCCTTATATTGGTGGTTAGCACAGTGACTTCACTATTGGTTCAAGCAGTAAATCCAACACCTGCAATTCCTCAATCGGTCATTTACAAAGAATTGCCGATTTTGATGCAGGTTAATCACAAGGAACTCGCCCGCGAGCTACTTACTAAAAAAGATTTCAAGTGTTTCACAGCCCTTATGGGTAAGGAATCCGCTTGGAAAGATAAAAAGAATCCAACAAGTTCAGCATCAGGTGTTGGGCAATTGTTAGATTCAACTTATAGAAACCTTGGGCTAAAGCGGAGTTCATCTGAAGTTGCCCAAACCGTTGCTGCCCTTGCTTACATTGGCAGAAAATATGGTTCGGGTGGCCCCTGCGCTGCCTGGCAACATTTTAAAATAAAAAAATGGTACTAAAAACTTTGGGGGTTAAAGTGACCGTTGAAATAGAGAAAGGCATCGTTGATTTTGATGCCGATGCAAATGCGTGGCTTGAACAATACAAGTCAGCGTTAGCAAAGATTAAAGAATGGCAAGAGGTAGCTGACATTGCCCGTTCACACTTAGAATCTGCCCTTGGCGATTCTCAAGTTGGGATGTTTGGCAATCGCCCTGTCGTTCGATGGTCGGTTGTTGAGAGCAAGCGATTTGATACTAAGCGGGCGCGAGAAATCCTGCCTGCTCAAGTAATTGATTTGCTTGAAGTAGTTTCAACTACCCGCCGATTCACCGTTGTAAGAGATGATGAATAAGAGATGT